ACGGCTGAAGGAACTCACACAAGCCATCCACGAACTCGCCATGTCGATCCCCACCGGGAAGGGAGAAGACGATGCGCCAGAGGAATGAACCTGATGCATAACACGACGCGGGGCGACCCGTGCTGTTATCCAGACGGCCACACGTACCAACACCGCACACGCCGCGATCCTGAGTACATCCGCCGGTACAACCACACCAAGGGCGTACTCAACGCGCGGCGGTACCGAGCGCGCCATCCCGACCGTCGGGCGCTCACCATCATCAAACACCAGGAGAAGGTGGATGGAAGAGAAGTCTGAGGTAGAGATGCGCCGGCAAGAGCTGGTGGATGCCATCCGGACGTTCGTACGTTTGAAGCACAGGCGAGCGGCAAACCGCGAGATGAACGAAGTGTTGCCGAAAGCCGTCCAGGCGTTCGACGTGGCGATCCTCAAAGGCCAGCTTCCCGAACGGGTGGACATCGCGGCCATCGTAAAGAAGGTGGTCAGTGAGTGAGCTCAGGCTACTGGACCTGGACATCGAGAACCGGCCCATCAGCTACGCAGGGTCCGACTTCACCTTCGCAGACATCACGGCGATCGCGTGGTCCTGGTACGGCGAGCGGGATGTGTCCTGCGCGGTTCAAACCAAGTCCGACTCCTCTCGACGGCGGATGCTCAAGGCCTTTGCCGACGCCTACCGAGAAGCCGACATGGTCACCGGCCACAACATTCGGCGACACGACCTCCCCCATCTCAACGGAGCACTGATGGAGCTCGGCCTGCCACCGCTGGGGCGCATCATGGTGAGTGACACCTACGCCGACCTGAAGAAGCGCAGCGGCATCAGCGCCTCGCAGGAGAACCTGGCGGAGATGCTGGACGTGCCCGCTCCCAAGATCGGGATGAGCCAGATCAAGTGGCGGGCGGCCAACCGGCTGACGCCTGAAGGGCTCGAGCTCACCCGGCTGCGTGTCGTGGGCGACGTGGTTCAGCACAAGGCACTACGCAAGGTGCTCGTTGAACGCGGGCTGCTAGGACCGGCGCGA